ATGGCAACACTTGCCCGTAGGCTCTTTAAGACACTTTTATTTGTTGGGCTACTCTTATTGTCGATAAGATATGTTCACACTTATCCCGTCCCCATGCCCGCAGATCAATTAGCTCTGCTATTTACCCTGTCTGAAAAACTAGGTATCCGCGACCCTGATGATCTCTATATTCCTGTAATGATGATTGTAGATCTGATAGCTGCAATCATTGCCTATGTATTAATTATGAAACTATGGCACCTCTTTGATGCAAAGCGGAAGAGCGCAACACCCAAGTAAGATAGGCGTCCGGGCCAATCAGCCCGGTTTTTTATTTCTCAATCCATGAGGAGAACACTAGCGGATCCCCGTACGCGTAGCGCCTGTACTCAGAAGTTGAGTTATAGGGCATGTACACTTGTCGGCACCCAACAGCGTCTACCCCCGTTCCGTAAACCTTTAGCGCCCCTGCCACGTTGATCGGATAATTTAAACTCAGTAGAGCGTTGCTCGATATGTTTTGAAAGTACTCCCCCGGCCCCGTCATGCTGTTTAAATCCAACTCTGCAACTATCGCTACATCAGCAATATGAACAGCTCCTACATCGCCGGCGGTTAACGAATCCTTGGTTGCCAGTTCGCCCAGGCCAATATTTTCTCGGGCCTCGGATATGCTCGACACATCAGATAAGTTATTTTCAATTTTAAGAAACACATCCGGCGTTTCTTTATCTACAGCAACAATCGTTATTGACTTTGTGATACCAGAATTTGCGCCAGCCAACGATAACGTTGTCGAACCTGCGTTACTGATTGATAGCGTTCCGAGTGCTGATAATGTCGCACTCGTTGAGTCTGATGATGATGTGAGTATCGCCTCTGTGTAATTCGCGGGGGTATAAGTAATCGGTACTGTGTAAGTATTCCCAGCGACTAAATTTGCTGGAACATCACCGAACTCGATCCCAGTAAGAAAAATGTGTTGCGTTATTATTGCTGTGGACGCCAGTCCCGTGGAAACGCTAGCTATAACGCTTTGTGTGCCGCTGGCTCCAACATTTGCGGAATACCTGCCGTTGCTGTCAATAGTTCCCAGCGCCGGGTCGGATACTTGCCACGTAACAGGGTATTCAGCGGCGGCACTTGATGGCAGGACCATTGCGATCAGTTGTTGGCTAGTCCCCGCATTTATTACGCTATTTAAAGGTGAAATGATGATAGTTGATGGCTGATCAGGCTCTTCAGTACTCACGCCCTGAATGTAGAAAACTGTGAATGTTGTATTACTGTTGCGATTGCTTGTGTATTGAAAATTAATTGGGTCTCCTGCCAGTACTTGCATATCAATTAATTTACTAAAAGGTAGAAATTCCCGCCGGTGGTGTCCGTGGCCACTGCCGCCAGTCACAAACCCGTAGAATGACGTCGTATCAACAAGCTCTCCATTCGCATAGATAGTACTATCCCAGCGATCCCGGCTTTCTACGCCGTCAGTAACGTAGCGACCAATGAGCAATATTTGCACACAGTCAGTCGGAACAGTTAAAGTGACAACTCCAGACGACTCTAAATAGACTTGTGCAACTTGCAGATTACCGACACGGCTTAATGAACTGCTAATATCAGTAATACTATTTTCGATGATATCCGTTTTTAATTTTAATCGTCGCGGCGTGATCGCACTAATCGCACTCACCCCCGCGAGGGTTTCCCCTTCCGTTGCTTCGCGCTGAATATACACCTGCCATGTACTTTCATCAGATCCGGGAACGCTTACATTGTTCGATACAAGTGACAGATAGAGAGCGTTGTTGTACATGACAACAACGCCGGCACCGTACGCGAACGCCGCCCCGTTATTATCTGCCGCTGTAATAAACTCAGGAAAGCCCGTAGTTTGATACTGCCGAATATTTCGTGTTATCGCATTTAATACGTAATTCATTTCTTTACGGCCAACCGGCTTGGCGCGGGTGTCTGTCCTCAAGTCACGCTCGTAGTCCCCGCCCCAGCCCTCATTAAAACTAACAAACCCCTCGTTATCTGTTTCGTCTGGAATTGTTTGCGTGTCACCGTTTGACGCGAACGGCACTTTAAAAAATCTGTTATCCAATTTTTATTTCCTTTTCCGGAGTTTCATTGCCGTACACTGAAATTATTTGATTATATAAATACTTTGATGCGAAAAGTTTCCCCCTCTTTTTTGATATGTCATTTTCGCTAAAAACAATCACACCATTCATATTTAATATTTTGAGATAATTTATAAAATTCTCATCAGTCTGTTGGTAATCTATCCTTTCTTTTATCACTGCCAGCGATACCATTTATTACCTCCAAGCTGCGGGTATTTGATTGTAATCCGACAAACTAGACGCATTCGTAAATGTCTTTGTCTTGATTGTTACATTCGGCACTTTATCTATAAACGTAAGCGCACTGCCGCGTAATAACCGGCAATTGTTAAACGCCCACCACAAATCTTTAATTGCGTTATATTCAGCAAGCGGGAAGATATCATTGATGTCAGAAGTCATAAGCAAACAATCCACAAATACGTTTTCAAAAATTGTCGCATTCGGTGCATTATCGAATAACCCAGTTGGCGCACTTAATATTTTTGAGCAATTTCCGAACGCGATTTTAAATGATGTAACGAACGTATTGTTATCAAACAAACCTGCCGGAATTTCTTTAAGAGACGTACAGAATCTAAATGCAAACTGAAATGTTGTCACTAATGGGTTGTAGTCAAACAATCCTGTGGGTATATATTGCAAACTCCAACAAGATAAGAATACATAACTAAAGTTAACAACGCGCGTACAATATTTAAATAAATTATCAGGTATCAATTGCAGCGATAAGCAGTCATTAAACGCAAAACTAAACGTAGTGACATTTGGCAAATAATCGAATGCCCCAGCCTGTATTACTTGTAACTCAGTGCAAGCTGTAAATGAGTTAGCCATACTCTGCCTGCTGCCAGACACGCTAATGACTTCTATTACTTTATTTTCAAACGCCAATGATGAATGATAAAACACACAGCTATTACTACGCTTTACGTTTATTCTATACGTAATCCCTGCAGTCAACGCGCGAGTTGCATAAACCAATCCCTGGCTATCAACACGATAATCATCACTGTCTACACCATCGCCGTAATCAATCGTGATTACTTCCCCAATGTCGTTTAATTTAAATAACGGCGCTTCAGGGTTGTAAATCTTAAGCATCACATCAGCACCGCTGATTAAGTACGTGAACGCGTAGCTTCTTGATTCAACATTATCTACTGTGCAGATCGGCGTAAATATCTGTGTCTTTGCAATGACAGAGTAAGCCCCTGAGCGACTCACAAGGTCCGTAAATAGCCCGTCATCAGTCGTCGTGACTTCACGTGTAAATGTCTCACCCGTTGATTTTGTGTAGTACAGCGTGACGTCAATGCTCGATAAATCTATCGTACTGTCAGATGATGCTATTTGCCCGTGCAGTACGCCGCTATCATTGTCAAAAAATAAGTTAATGCGCCATCCGTAATTAATCAGTTCGCCGCCATCCCAAAACCCGGCATGTTCAAAGTTTTGATAGTATTGACCGAAACCAAAGGGAATATAGCGAATAACACGAAACTTTAGGCCCACGGTTGCAGGACGCGGTAATAAGTCATATTTGGTCAGTATCAACGCTACAGCGCTGGCTGGCTGTTCAGTGAATACATACATGATTGACGACATATCGTTAGGATCGAGCGCGTAAGCTTTGCCGTTCTCAGTCGCGAACATATCCATCATGATCGCGTTAACTTCGGGAATGGTGCAACGTGTAATTAATTGATAATAACGCAGTCTGCATACCAGGCGTTTTTGTTCAGTGGTTAAAACCACGTTGGGGCATTCAGGAATAAATAAATTAACGCCAAGAATTAAAGCCCATACACTTAAGCCAAAATCATTCGCTGTACGTAAATCAAAAACATCAGTGAACCAGTTATTCCAAAATTCGGTATGCGCTTTGTTGTACCATTCTTCCTTTTTCTGCATTAACGTTTGTATTTCTTCGCTACCGTCATATTGCCAAATGATGTTACGTAATAAATTCATGCTGCTATTTATTTCAGGTATTTGCGTTGACATATATTGCGCCCATAAAAAAACTGCCGAAGCAGCTTTCTATATTCAATGATATTGCTTTTAACTCGTTATACGTTAATCACAACTGATATGTTCTCTTCTGACAATGTAGCGACTTCATTTTTCATTATTGTAATTTCATTGCTGGACAGCGCTTCGCCACCGCGTGAAATCAAAACTTGCTGCACAAAAAAGCCGGGGTGAACAAGACTGATAGCACCGGCAAGTTCGAACGGGCTGACATCAACGCCAGTAACAAAGCCCCGTTCGCCATCCAGATTACCAGTTGCGTATGCAATCAAGGCGTTGGGAATAACGACATTCGGGTCTATCGTTCCCTGCGCACTGCGCATGATCACTTTTACTGTGATCGGTATTTCAGCGGGGCGGTCAAACAGGACGGTGTACGGGATATCTGCATTGGGTTCTATCACTGTTACCGATATTGCGCCGTTCCACGCAGCCCCATCAGTTTTATTCTGTAAAAGGCTACGCGCTATATCTTGATCAACGCCGCCGTGCACACAGGCCCACACGCTGTGTGGTTTCATATAAATCCCATCAATTGTCATAAATTCATGGCTGATATTTTCTAAAAATGACAATGAATGAACACCGGCAAGGCCGTACAGCCCGCTGATTTGTGCTTCTACAGTCGATATGCCCTGGTTGGCCAGCCTCAGTTTACGTTCTGAGCGTAACGCTACATCGCTTTGCTCTCCGCTACCGACGACAGCGGCATAATCATTAAAGACGGTTTCCCAGCCCAGCACGGCATCAATAACTGTCAATAATGCCCCCGAGGCACAACTCACCCCCCCTGCAACGTCTGCGATAAAATCGACGGTCGCAATACCGGCACTATTTAAAAGCACGGTGTTAGCACTGACAAAAATATCACCAGTGCTGGATCTGGCCCTTGACCCCGCACGAATCTCGGTTAATGGAATACCGCGCAATGTGACACTCGGTATGACCGATTTTTCAGAGCTGTTACGCGTGATCCCCAATAGCGCACAGACGCCATCTAAAAATATACCGGTGGCAAAATTAGGGTTTATTTGATTCGCTAACGTTGCATTATTGATGACAACCGCTCGACGGGCGCTGACCTCGGCGCTGATCAGGCGGCCTTGTGGAGAGTCGGGGTTAGTTGACATCTGTTGGCCTAGTGCCGCTTTAAATTCTGCTTCTACTGCTGTTTTTATATCTGCGGTATCGGGTATGACAATGCCAGTGTCTTCAATGTAATTATAAAGCTCGCTCATTATTTATGGCCCCTGTTCCCCACTCTGTTTTTATTGTCGCGCTATAGTAAAAATCATTGCCTGCGCGAGCGATTGAAAAAGACGTGATTTGCTTTACGCCAGTAATAGCCTTGATTGCAGTACGCGCGGCGGCTTCAAATTGTGCGGGTCGGTATTGGTCCCACAGTGTTTCGCGATAGGGGACACCCTCATCCATGGCGTATATCATTTCATTTCGTTGGGCCAGCATGGCTGTTTTGCAGTTCTGCAAACAGGCGGCCAGATTAGTAACAACCGCTAAATTTCCCGCGGCGTCTAAATACAATCGATGTTTATCGTTTAATGCCAGGCTTAATATATTCATTGCGGACCTCCCGTATTATCATTGCCGCCTTGTACGCCACTGTGCTTATGATTACCACCAACGTTAACGCCATCATGTTTAGCACCCTCGGCACTGACAACAAAGGAATTACCGCCCGCTGTCAGGGTTATGCGGTCTTCGGTTAATGTAAATTCCGTACTGCCGACCTTTAAACTGATTTCCGCCTCTTTTACGCCGATCCACGTCTGACCAGATTTATGCTGAATAACTAGCGAATCGTCGTGACCAGCGGGCAACTCATAGTCTGCAAAGACATCAGGAATAAAACGCCCGTCAGAAAATTCATGCATGCGTAACGTATTTGGCTTTGATTGCTGGGTGGTTTGCAGGTAAAGAGAAATATCTCTATCGCTGGCTTCTATCCAGCCCCGATCCCCCGCCTTCAGCGGAAACGAGATATTGAACTCACCCCCGCCGAGCGCCAATACCGGCATACTGGCAACCGTCCCGCGCTCTACCGCCTCACCCGCTGTCGTCACTCGACTGATAAGCGGTTGAACCGTGGCACGGTTCGTCACGCGGTCGTAGCTGATCACCTGCGCTGGCAACTGGCCGTCTATTCCCTGTAGCATCTTCTTGAAAACGTATTCCAACGTGCCAGATAGCGAGCCGGTTAACGCCGGGTCAACATCGGTTAAAGTAGTGTCTGCCATAGCCCCAATCTCCGACATTCCGCCGTGTGATAAAAAGGTGTGTCTCGGTTACTGATGTCATAACTGAGTTTGTAAATAACAAAGGTGCCATTAGCTGCCGGATTTAAATCACTTTCTATGGTCAGGCTGGCCCCCGGACGGCTCGACGGATCAAGCAGGTATTTCACTTTAACGCCCTCTTCCGTGACCTCAGGGACGCCAATCATTCCAGTATTTTTATTGAGCGTGACGGTCTCATTGAGTAGCGGAACATCTCTATTTTTTATAATCAATCGGTCATCATCGATGTAAGCGTTATAGCTGCCTGCGCTACCTAGCTTATCAACCTGTTTTAGCTTAGCCCCGGTGAAATTGTAATTACTGATATTCTTGTCCGACGCCTGAAAATCGAGGGTTAAATCCATGCTCTGTGCAGTGTCGGCGGCTATTTTGCTGAGTGGCACCGCTGCTGCATAACTTGAACTGAGCATGTCTGTCATAAAGAAAGCACCAGTGCGCGCTTTCATTGTGAGCATGATGTCAGGTGGCTGGCTCGGGGTGCATCCGATAATGTCCCCTTCAAAAACCTTAAACGTACCGTAGCTTTTACGCCCTGCGAATAGAATAATTTTCTTGCGCCTGCGCGGGCGGTTGAGCGGTGATGTTTCTGTGATCAGAAAATTGCGGTCAGACTGTTTAAGATTAGCAATTTTTATCGTGCATTCATTTTGCAACGAACCCGCTGTTTTTTGCCCGGATGCTGATATATAGAGATCGGTGTAAACGTGTAACTTGCCATCGATTTCTATTGATAACGAGATTATGCGCGGGTCTAGCTCCATGATTTACACCTCAGTAGCCGGAATATAATAAAAACGATGGTTATCTATAAATCTTTCGTAATGAGGATATTCATCATCTGGGGTATTAAAGTAAAAGTTTCCATAATTAAGCTGTAAATGCTTGGGCAAGAGTAAAGTATACGGCATTACTCTTATCCCTTTAACTAAATTTATGCCATTACGAAAAATGGATATACTTAACAAGTCATCATTTAACGTATTCAAGACTATTTCATAACGTGAGTTTTCAAGTCGAATAGTTAATGATTGGTTTGCTACTGATTCCAAAATAATTAACTGAGTCATGTTATTTTCCAAGTAAATCCCACACCACACCAATGGCAACAGAATTCTTCACCGGTTTTTGCTCCCCGCGATTTACAGTGCTGGTATCTTTCGAGTCTTTAACCTTTCTTGACGTTAACGCCTGGTATTGCGTGGTAACAATAACAGCTTCTTTCAAACTCAACGTAATGATAATAGCACCGGATTGATCGGGTGATTCCTCGTGCGGCATCTCAGATAAAATCATATTGGAATAAATTCCAACGCGAGTATTAACTTGAAAGCTGGAGTCACTATACAAAGCCTGTTTAATTACAGAGTACGTGTCTTTATAATGCGCTTCCGATATCCATAATATAACTTCTATCTCAACAGGCAGAATTATTTTGTGGTCAGTTTTAGTCGAGCCGTCTTCAATGGGGTGTTCCATTAGTTTAGAGCCTTCAAAAACACTGGCTTTCATATTAATGGCGTTTTCAAACATCAGGTTAAAGTCACTGTCATAGATACCGTAAATTTCTGTTTCATTCATTATATTTCCAACCCGTCAGCGTACTGACTCATTGCATTGCCATATTCACTGCCGATGTCACGGGCGATCCCCTCCGCGTCCGTCGCCTGCGTGATCACTTCTATTTTATCGACGCGATTATTAATATTTTTATTCGCTGCTTTGCTGTTAGTAATGCTGCTGCTCGTCATTGTCGTTACGCTGCTTGCTGATGCCTGCGCCAGTTGCTCCTTGCCGCCGTAAGTTAAGTCCCCCGGAGTCTCCCAGCCCTGCAGTGATTGCCCTGCTGCCGCGTTTTTTGCGTTATTAACTTCTTCTTCGCCCGCGCCGAACCAGCCTTTTACTTTTTTCCACGCGTTACCTATAGCTTCAAACCCTTTCATTGCTAAGCCGACAACACTTGTAATTAATATCTTTATCCCCTTCCACGCCGCGCCGACTGAATCAGCGATTGCGCTAAAAATACTATCTCCAGCTCCCTCACCGAATAGCAGATCCAGTAATTCTCTAATTTCAGCGCCGAAGTTTTTTAAAAACTGAATAGGATTAGTTACCATTAAAATAAACGCATCTCCAACCGCAACAATTTGCGCCCAGAGATTTTTCAATTCAGCGACTAAGCCCAGCACCAATTCACCGATCCACGGCCATTTTTTTGATAGCTCACCGATAACTGAATCATTTCCCGCAAGAAAATTCATGACGTCGTCATAAGCCAAAGCGAACGCAGCGGCAACGGCAACAACGGCGGCAACGATTAATAAAATAGGCCACGTTGCGGCTATCGTTGCTGCTGCGGCTTTTAACATTGCGGGTAAATAGAAATCGACAATGATAGCTGCAATAGCAATAAAGAATCCCTTCACGAAATCTTTATTTTCAGATGTCCATTTTGATAATGCGTTCCACTTATCGAGCAAATATTGAAATGTTGGAATTAATCCCATTCCGATATTAGTTTTTAAATCAGTAAAACTCATTTTAAGTGTTCGCAAATCTTGATTGAATTTATCCGTCATTGCGACCTGCTCTTTTGTTATTACCCCCTGCTCTTTCTGCTTTTTAAGTAATTCCTCTACACTCATTTTTCCTTTGCGCAGTAATTCTATTGTTCCTTCGTCCAGGCCAATCATTTTCCCCAGCCGCTGCGCCCGAAATGCGCTCATGCCCCCCAGCGCCTTGCTGTAGCGCAATAATGCGGCCTCCGGATCACGGAACCGCTGGGCCATATTGCCGAGCGTGCGCGTGAAGGCTTCAGCATCGCCGCCGCTTTCTGTGATGGTCTTGCGCCACGCGTCCAACGTCGATACGTTGACGTTCATTTGCCGGGCCTGTTTTCCTAGCTCACTTGTTGTTTCTGCTGTCCCTAACGCCAGCGCTTTAATGCCGCCGAGTGTTAATGTGACGCCCAGCAATGCGACGCCAGCTTTCGCCAGGCTTAAAAATGACGCGCCCAATTTTTCAGACGCGGCATCGGCACTTGATACCGAGTTTTTTAATTTCTCGGCCTTTTTTTCTGCATCAGTCAGCCCACGATCAAGCCCTGAAGCGTCTGCTGCAAACGTGTAGTAAAACGCCTCGAGCAAGTTCATTATTTTTTCCTTTGCGAGTATTCCATAGCGAGGGATTCATTCATGCGCTGTACTGCGATGATTTCGAAGAGATCAAAAGCCTCTTCTAGTGTGTAGACGTCTCTGAGTTCTCGGAGGGTGGCGCGGTCGGCTCCGACAATGGTTGCGATAAACCCGTCAACGTTTTCGTAATCAACGCTTGGACTTTCGTTGTTAAACCGGTTAAGAAACCCAAGGCCACGCCGTTTCTGAAAAAACTACAGTTATATTCCATCATCGCCCATTCCAATTTCATCAATGTTTCAAAATCCGGGACATGATTATTCACCAATGCGCTGGTCGTAAGCGGTATCTGACCGCCCCCCTCGATCGGCACAGCAACGTAAGCCATCAGCTTTAACATCAACGCTTCGTTAGTCTTGTAGTCGCCGATTTTAGGCGCGCCAGTTGTCGGGTATTGTGTGACGATTTCACGACCGGCGATGGCCGGGAACTTACTCAGAATGAAGGTCTTTGTGCCACCCTCGGGCAGGGGGATTTCTTTTTCAATAGGCTCTAACATTATGCGATCACCTGGTTCTCAAATTTAAAAATATACGGCTTTGATTTCAACCGGCCCGCGCTGCTCACGCTATTACCGATCATGGCATCCGTGATAACCCCCCCAGATAACGTCCGACTTTCCCCGCTTGGGTATGAAATCGACATGGTAATTTCATCATTAACGCTGCGCTTACCCTTTGCTATTCTGTTCGCCTCAGCCAGTATCGCTAAGTTACGATCATCGTCGCTGTTGGGGGTGATGTTTAATGTGACTTGCAGCACTTGAGCCACGCTCCAAGACACCATATCGCCGTTTAGCCCCATGCCTACGTCCGCGAGTTGTTGAGACGGCGAATCAAGCGGGTCAGCATCATCTGCAAATTGCGTAACGTTAAAACCTGCGGGGAACGTTTTTGAAGCACGAATATTAACAATTGTGCCAAAACCTGAAATATCCATTCTATCTGTCCTTAAATCAGTGCGTGGGTGCCGACGATGCGACGAACGGCATCATCTTTGCTATAAATCAGCGTGTAGACACACTGCCATTCAATCCGGCCATCTTCTGTAGTCGTACTGCGCATGACGGCATCAATCCAGTAGCCAATATTCTGTACTTGCTGCCATGCGCCATCGTCGCCCGCCAGTTGAGTGATATACAGCTTTTGAATAATGTCGAAGGTTTTACCCACGCTGATCACGCCATTATTCAGCGCCGCGTTGATTGACTCTTGAAGGGCGGTGAGGATTTGCGCTTGCCCGGAAATATTCGCGGGGATACGGCCCAGTGATAGTTGAAGCGATAACAGCGCCGCCGCACACACATCTTTAAGCCATTGTTCATTAGCGTGAACATTCATATCAACCGGGGCTGTTGCGCCGCCCATCAGTATTCCACGCTGATAAAAATCAATCTTTTGGCCTGCGGTCTGTGTGCGTCCGTAGTAATTAATGCGTAATTTATCGTACGTATCGGATAATAACGTTGTAGTGACTTTGGGTGTCACGCCGGGGATCTGGCGGTACATATAGTTAATGACACTATTACGACCGTCATAATTTGTCGCCGCCATCAGGGTTCCGGGGATCTGATCATCGAAATCAGTATTTTCAGTGGCAATAAGCGTTAAGCCGACACTGGCAATTGATTTCAACGCGTCGTAATACGCGCTTGCACTTGCTGCTGTACAGCCAAGCAGATACATAAACATGACGTTTTTCGCCGCGTTCGCTTCTGCAAGTTCAATGCTTGTTTCTAAGTTATCGTCACTCATAAACAAAAATGAGCCGTAGTTGTTGCTGATATCGTCAGCCGCCGCGACGCTCTCGACAGGGTTTAGCGCAGCGTATATACCCATTATCGCTGTGCCGTCCGACAATCCAAGCGCGTCAGCAATTTCGCCAGGGTCAATCGTTAACTTTACAGAGATAGGGGTCTCTGAGTCTTCACCTCCAACAATCAGTTCAAACCGCGCAGACGTCGCATTGTAACTCGCTGATACCTGGAACATTTGTGGTGCTAATTCAATACCTGCCGCACTAATTTCACCCTGAATGGTTCGCGCTACGCTATTCAGTGATTCGTCATTTTCAAATGTCATTTCTAGCGTAGTAAACTTCACACCGTCGAGATTTCCGCTAATAGTTCCTGACAGCGGCAAAATATTATCTAGTTTATACGCGCCAGACTTACCCAAAAATAATGAATCACTAATTTCACGTTGATCACGCGCAAATGATATTTTTGAAGGCTGCACAATCGACGGCGAAATATAACTGAAGTATTTAACCGCTCGTTTGTACTCTTCTGATTCAACGCCGAAATAACTTAATACACTATTCGCGTTGTTAAACTCTAAAATGGAATCGGGCGAAATTAAATTATTACGTGAAAAAATCCGTAGAATTAATTCACGCGCACGAACAGAATTACCCCCGACCACGCCAGAAATGATATCGACATACTTACTCAGATCAATAGACATTCTATAACCTCTTTAAATCCTGCTTGTTCGATGATGAACGGACTTAACAACCGGCACTTCAGTTGTATAAATATTTTTATGTGTGATTTGTATATCAAATGTTGGCCGGTCTTCATGACCTGACTTGTCGCTCGGCACTGTAATGTTTTTTATGCTACCCGCCCGGAATATATTCACGTCTTGTGCGAGTAATAAATTTTGAAACTCTGTTGATTGCATAACACTGAGAGCTAAATAAACGAGGTCACCCGCAGTCATAGCAAAAGGCTCATTTTCATCGTAAACAACCGTAGAACTGACTTGATACGTCGGCGTTAAAATCTCAGTGGTTATTCTTTTGATGACCTCGTTTTGTTCGTCGTAGATTTCTTGATTACCAGCAAATCCGTGATTGCCGTTGGTTATTTTGTGAATATAGAGTGTTTTTTCTGACGATGTTCCCTGCTGAGTCGGCTGGTAACTTTGCCACACGTTGACATCTTCATAACCCCGACTTTTTAACCCCGCAAGTAAACTTGTTCGGATGAGTATAATGAGCGGATTATCTAACACGTTTTATTTTCACCTCCTGACAGACAGCAACACACCAGCCATCCTGAGCAGACCAGTCTTCAACGCTGCCGACCTTCCAGCGTTTACCGTTCCACTTGATTTCGTCACCGCTGTAATCCCGCTCATCGCCAATCACTGACAGCGAAACAAACCACTCAACGTAATCAAATGACTCCTCCAGCCCCTGACGGATCACCTTCTCTTTCGGCACTGCCTGCACGCTGCCGGATAGGATAGATTTACCTTCTTCGAACACCGTTTTTAAGTTGCCGTTCGCCAAGGTTTCGCGCTGGCCACTGTCGCGAAAATAGACTACCGGCTGTGAGCCAATAACGCCCAGCGCGACGTTTAACAAATTGATACCCGGTATCATTATTCATCCCCCCCGGTAACTACGTGTGTGAGCGTCGCTAGCATCAGCCCTGAGTCATTTAACGGCTTGATAGATATCGCGCGTGCGCTCGGTCCCGCCTTTCGCGCACGGGCTTTTATCGTGCTAATGGCCAGTGGCGGGGTGAATATCTGTGTAATTTTTTTGCGAACGTCACCCGCCGCCATTAAGCCGAGAGCTTCCATTACCTGTGCGCTAGTGCGAGTCCCTTTAATGACAGCTGTGAAACCTTTTTTCATATTGCTGTCCCACTCGATTTTTTTCTCATCTTGTGTGGTTCGCATAAATGATCGCGGCGGGATGGTTAAATCTTCGGTGCCGTATTCCTGTACCACAGCGATCCCGGCAACCGGCTTCCCGTCCGCGTACCGCGCTGATTCCATCCATCCAACACGCGTTTGCATACTATTGAGTTCGGCAATTTCACGACGAATACGCGCTATTTTGCTGCCGCCGCTACCGCGCCACTGCCCGGCCATTACCAGAACACCCCGCCCACTTTACGAAAAGCGGTGCGCTCAGGTAAGCCGCCGACATATGCCCCGCCCGCTGATTTGATATTGAGGAACGCCCACAATTGCAAACCATACGGACTGGTTGACAGCCAGAACTGCCACGCACTGCCTGACGGCGGCGGCGTAATGCTCACCGAGACTTTACTGACGGTCGCACCGGTCACCATACCGGCGGTGGTTTGCCCCTGGCGGATCAGATAATCCGACCAGACCAGGTGCGCGGTCATCAGATAGATAGCCATTTGATAGCAGTCGCCGCGTAACGTGGGGCCAACGCTAATGAAGCATTGCGCCATTGCGCTTTGATGAAGAATTAAGCTGTCAGGGAAAACAATCACGTCATTCATTGCGGGGAAGCGTTCACGGAATTCTACAACACTGATATCTATGGTCATCACGTCACCTTAATTTTTCTTGGCTTTCGATGTCGTTGGCGGCTTTTCATCACCTGTAAAGTCATCATCAATCAGCGGTGCGGACTCGTCGCGGGGTTCCATGTCACTGGCCACGTCATCCGCTGCTGCAGGTTTTGCTTCAACATGCACAAAACCATTTTTTTTGTGACGTAAAAAAACCGGGTGAGTATTGAGCATGTCAATGTCTGCATCTTCTACAGCCGTCATAACCCCTCTAGGCGTAATGAGGTTTTTTGTTGCGACGTTTGCGCCGCCTTTGATTGTTATCGTGTGCTCAATCGCTGGCATGTCATTTGCTGACTGTCCGTAAAATGTGTACTTAACATCTGTTGAAATTGTGGAAAAAACATAGTGCATAGAAACTCCTAAAAATAAAAAAGGAGGCATTGGCCCCCTTGATGTTCAATAGTTACTGTTAAATGCCGATCAGGCGAATAACAAGATACGGACGCTTGAGCAGCACCCCCGCTGTAGCGTTACTGAAATCTTCAACATAAACTTTGCTGCGTTTTTCAACGCCGATCACCGTGAATTTGCTCGGCACGTTTTGCGACCACACTTGGCCATCGTCACTTGAACCGTCATTGACAGAATCAGGGTATGCGTAAGTAACGCTTTCACCGCCCACCGCCTCTTTCATCTCCGGTGCGGTGACAAAACGCAGATTGGGATAGTTTTCTTTCACCCACTGGCGCACCGAATTGCCATAGGTTGAGGTCACGCTCAGGTACTGATTAACGCCGGTAGGGAGGGCGATAGTGATCGGCATTGCTTCAGGGTCGATGGTGTCCATGCTCGCCACCTGGAGTTCAACCAAAATACGGCGAATATCAGCGGTAATTTCCAAAAAGGTTTTACTCTGCCAGGTCGTATCGCCACCTGCGCCGGGTGCCGCGGTTAGTGCAGGTAACAGGTTCGGTTCATTTAGAAAACCGTAGGTCATATTCTGACCATCGTTGTAGCCGTAAAATCCTACCCGATTACGTGAGACATCTAACGACTGTGCCGCGCTACTGCGTTTTTCCGCTGCTGTCGCAAGGCTCGCTTTAGCTGTGCGGGCTTCTTCAAGAGCGCCGACCGAAAAACCCTGTTCAAAACGTACAATGCTGCGACGCGCATAACCCACTTGCCAAGACGCCAGCGGAATATTGCCGTGGTCAGAGTAAATAGCCGCGCTGCCAATAGGCTCCAGCATCCCCTGTACAATTTCTTCATCTTCCCAGGCTCCAACGGTCGCAATGCCGATCAACTCATCAATTTTGCGCGCGGCTGTAATCATGCGCACAAAGCCCGGTAGCCAGGCTTGCAGAAATTGGATAGGTGTCGGCGAACCGCCCGGCATCAGCCCGGGTAGTGGCGATGGTGCTAGCCCGGTATCATTGCTGTCCAAACCCATGCTGCTGATCATGTTGCTAATAGTGCCGCGCGAGATATTAATCCCCAGTCGGCCTAAATCTAAATGCGCGTTGCCAGTGATGTCTTTTGCTGTCAGCGATAACGGGCGGACATTGCGCGGTGCAAGTGAACTGTGAGTAACTGATTGTTTCATTTTTCGTCCTTTATTAATTGGTCAGTTGCGCGACGATAAGACCGCCCGTGGCGCTCGTCTGCGGGAGTCGGGCTACTTTGGCGTTAGGTACTGCAAGATATCCCTCCGGCGCGGCGGTACCTGACGGCAGGGCCAATAACGCACCGGTAGCTATGACGTAAAACAGGTCACTACCCACCGTCGTTGGCATTGATACTTCAACGTTAATAATCGCCATATCGGCAAACTCAGCATTAACGCCGTTTGGTAACGTGTTATTGCCGTCGTCGCCAATTCGGCTTGTGAACATGTGGGCCTTGGGGTTGGCGAGAATGCCCCAGAATGCCCCGGTCCCGCCTGCCGTGATCGAGCCATCGGACAGCACAGTAAAGGCGCGGCCAAACACGTTATTGGCCGGATTTTCGCTGTTAAGTACGCCCGGTTTTGCGCGAAGTGGGCCATCAAATGACACTTCACCGACTAAGCCGAACGCTTGATCAAAGCGGACCGTTTTTTGAAAATTCATTATTTTTCATCTCCTGTCAGATATTTAGAAATCGCACTGCCGCTATCGATGGCGTCTAGGCCGGTACCGCTATACGTAGTCACGGGGGCGGCTTTGGCTGCCTGTAAATACCCGGACAAACAAGAGAGTTCCTGCCCCTTTTCGTGGGTGATTTTCAGCTTTTTAACACCGTACGCAGCAACTTCATTAGTGGTCATGTCTGCGTGATCGAAAGTGCCGACGTGGCGCGACAAATCACGCGCCAGCGCATCACGGCGCGACACTTCACGCATCACGTTTTTGAAGCTATCCCGTTTTAGTGCTTTAATTTCTTTGTCCATCGCATCCAGCGCAGCGGCGGTCTCTTTGTCTTTGTCGTCCTCGTCGGCGGTACCCTCTTTATCCTTATCTTTATCCTCTTCGTCAGCGGTGCCTTCTTCTTCGCTATCTTTGGTACCTTCTTCCGGCTCTTCACTGTCCTTAGTGCCTTCCTCCTCTTCGCTGTCTTTTGTTTCTTCTTCGTTGTCTGCCGTACCCGCCGCATCAACGATTTTTTGCAGTGCAGGTAACATGGCCAGCAATGCTGCCAGTGCTTTTTTTTCTTCTTCGGTCATGTGAATTACATCCTTTGAGTCAAGTGTAAACGCGTCGAGTACAGCGACTTCTGAACCCATGCGCCCCTCGTCTACCAACGACAAATGATTACCTCTAATTTGTCGCTGGATAACGTCGTATTGGTCACCGTTGTACGTACCCGATTGCCATTCATATTTAGAGCGGTAGCCGCACGACAATTCTTTTTTGCCTTTGCGTATCAGCTCATCCATCGTTTGTGAAAAAACTTTGATATTCCCGTACAGAACGCCGTCCTCGTAATAGACACGCTCGCCGATCACGCCCTGTACGCCTTTCTCTTCTGCGGGTGTTAACCCTTCGTCCTCTTCACCCAACAAGCCGGGCGGGTGGTCGTCCGTCCACGGCAGCAATTTGAACGAGTCGATACACGCGGGATCTGATAGCTCATCCTCCGGGCGGTATACGTAATAAATCTTGCCGGGGTCAGGTGCGCCGGGAATGTTTTTGCCGAGGTAGGCATAAATACCGACTTTGCTTAATGGGTTGTTCGGGGATTCAAACCAGCCGTTTGTATCAATTGAGCGTTCACTCATCGTCATCACCAAAATCAATTATTGGCCGTTTGGTACATCGGCAATAAGGCAACTGCCCAGGAGTCCCGCGCTCGCCAGTTCGTTTGTCAATAATAGGGGGGGCGTCTATATCGAAAATCCCACCATTTAGCCCTGCTGGCCATGGCAACATATGGTGTTCGCGTGGGTCATTGCTGCCCCCGCTATGAACCCACTCAAATTTACGAATGCCTGCGGATTTCATGGCTGCTGTTGAAATGCCGTCGTACACTTTGCGGGTCTGGTCAAGTGCGACGTTTTTCGCCCAGTTACGCACCTTGACGCCTCTTTTTTCCAGTGCGGGCTGTAAATCCTGTAGTCCACGACCGGAAGATATTGAGCGCATCACTTCCGCGCCGATGTCGTCCAGATATTCACTTGGTACACGTTTGATCAGGTTGGCTGCTTCATACCCTTTCGCTTGAATTGTTTCTTTCACTGTTGGCGATAACATATTTACTTTGATTGATACCCCCTCCCCGATTTCCTCTAAGCTGCGTTTAACGTCACTGCCCGCATTACCGGAAACCCGTTCCAGCATTCGGGCCGTCGCTTTATCTGTCATGTCATTAAAGACGCTATTAAATCGCCTCCGTAGCCGGTGCAGCAATTTCGCAGCACTGTTAGCGAGACTGCCGTCCAGCGTCGCACCGTCGAGGACTGGCGAATCTGATTGTTCAAACAGGCGTTTTATTTCTGATTCAGATTCAACGCGGAGTAGATCGAAGGTGCGGGTAACAGTGTGCTGGTATTCGCTCCCTGCACTGACTGACATAAACAGTGTTGCGCCACGTAGAATGCCGTCCTTGGGCTTAGGCGGTTGGCGTCTCGCCATTTTTTTCGGTGTTTTCGCCATTACCCCCTCCCTCTGTCGGTGTCGGTAGATCCCCCTCTGTCGGTGGCTCTGCTGGCGCTATACCGCTATACCCGCTGTTTTTATCGGCTATGAGCCGGTCGCGGACATCGTATTGATCGAGCGCGCCGGAATTCACTAGGTTCAAATCTGCACGGCTGTTGATTTCGTTAATCTCTGCGTATTCTTTGGCGGTCGGTGAGTCGAGCGACTCCCAATTAACACAAGTTTCAACAGGCTTAATATTGAGTTCAGGCGCAACGTGTGAGCGCATCAGTAGTAAGTGATGTCGCTCCAGTAGCGGGGTTAAGTCGTGGGTCTGTAGGCTTTCCAGTCCCTCTCGATAGCTGGCCTCTTCGTACTCGCCCGAGCTAGCCCACCCTTTAGGCTGGGTTTCGAGTAGCTTGGTCGCCGGGACATCAGCACCTGCCGCGACAAGCTGATACTGCGTCATGATCAGCGCGTCAAAGTCGGCAAGTGAAGTATCAAACTGCTCTAAGCTATCTTCTTCGTTATCAACAATTTTCACGCCGTAATTGTCGCGGTATTTAATCCAGGTGGCCATGTTCTGATTGAACGCACTTTCGTTTGATAATGCTTTTGCTGCATCGGTTTTAAATATCGTGGTTCGCTTGCTAAGTGCCAGTTGTGGAGCTTCGTTAGCTGTACGTTCTGATGCGTAGACGCGCTCCATTATCTTTTGCGGTACAGGTACGCCGCCGAACAGATAGCCAGGCTTTAAAATGTTGGCGACGGGATTAGGAATAAATATCATCAGGTGCGAACGATGATATCTTTTGCCGTTAATCAACCAGTGGGTTGGATTGTAAAAATCAGGCGACGTCGGGTCGGTTAATCCTTCCGCGTCTAAATCAGGCGTACACCACTGAGGGTCAATCTGTACCACGCCCTTGTAGCTATTCTCCGTTACGCCATCTTCGTTAAACGGGTTTTGATAATATTCGTCGTCGTCACTCTCAACGCGAAACAGGGCGACACGAACCCCGAAGATACGGCCGAAGGTGACGAAATCGCGCATCTGTTTATTGATATTCATTTTTTTGTCGTAGCGCTTTAGTAGCTTTAGCGCCTCAGGATCTAACTCTTCGCCGCCCTCACCCTGAATCGTATAGCCCTGCCTAATCGCATCACGGCCCGGCATGGCGCAAGCTTTATAAATCAGCCAATGTTGCGCAATGATGGCGCACATCGTGTGGCCGATAAAATTACTGTTCGCATACCACATAAACAGGCTGTCACTGACCGTACCGCCGCCGCTTACGTGAGTGGACTGTAACGCCCTGCCGCCGTCCGTGCTGTCCATCGTGCCAACTATCTTGGCCACCGGCTGAGTGCTGGCAATGTGGCTTATCTTCCCCTGTAGCGCCTCGGTTGCCGTCGCGCTATCGTCTGACTCGCGATGAGTACTAAAGAACCCTTCACGCACTCGCTCTGGCTTTTGTTGTTCCTCTTTTTTCTTACGTTTAAACCATCCCATCATTGATCTCGCTTCAAGCGCCACAAATCGCACAAACAAAAAAGCCGAGGATAAAAACCCCGGCTCTCGTTCAAACGATTTGATTGATTGTTAAAGTAAAGTACTTGCTATTAGTTCACTGATTGCGCCGAGTTTATGCGTTGTTTGCGCCGTGACACGTCACACAATGCCGCAACGTATCGAAAGCAATATTTAGCATTTTGCATACAAGTTCGCTTAAGAGTCATTATGTTAAATGGAGCAAAAAACGAACTACCCAAAAGTGCTACGCCGAATTTTTTCGGGTGCATAGCAAATCATCACGGTATCGGCGTGGTTGGGCGACCGAGTGCCGGATGGCGCTTTATCGACGGTGACTTTCCCTGCGCCATTAATGGTGTAAGTCGGCTGGCTCAGTTCGGCGATCAGCTTTTCTTTTTCCGGCAGGTTTTCGTCAATACTGATTATCTCGTCAGGGTCAAAAGGCATCCCCTTAACCACGGCGCGGTAAACCTCTTGGAATCTCATCCGTAACGCCCACCACCCCTGCGCCTTACGATTTGCGAAGTAGTCTTTGTTGGTTCGTGCGTCTCTTTTCGTGTCTGCTTTGAAAACAGGCTTATCCGGGTAAATAACCTCGCCACTGCCCCGGAAGGGCTTTATCTCAACCTGCCGCTGTCCTGCTTTCTGTCGCGTCTCATTGATAACGCGACCATCACCACGGCAACCCGCGCCGAGGCCGTCGGAGTCATAGAGCAGATAGTCACAGTCATTCTCATCACTCAATATCATTGCGTCTTGCGTAGTTGCGTAAATATCCGAGCCTTTACCTGACCAGGCTTTTAAGCGGTCGAGCAAGACACCGGTTCGGCTGGAGAAGGCGTTAAGGTCAATCCCTTCATCCGCGACGTCCAATGCGCCAATACGTGCGCCCGAGGGCGTGATACCCAGTTTCGTATGCGCACCGATAGCCGCCTGAACCCATTCAGACGGGATTAGAATACCCTCAGCAGCGGCGTTGTAATTGAGGTCCAATTCCTGCGCCACGATGACCGGGTTATCTATTTTTTCACATTCTTTCTTATACCAAGCATCATCCTTGCGCGGGTCACTGCGCCAGTGAAATGTGAATACCGGTATTTTCCCGCCGTGCCGTTTCTGCGCAAAGGGGTTATTCATGCCGTTGACTGACGAGAGATCAATGCGACAACGTGTGGTTTGTGACAATGCCGCGTCTATCAAAAGTGGTCGCTGTAGGAACGCAGACTCATCAACAAAATACATCGTAGTGCGGTCACCGCGCCCGATGTTATCACCCGCCTCTCCTTTGATTATCGAGCCACTATCCGGGAACTCGATCCGCATATACGGTGCGTGTTTCTTGTTATCCCAGGAGCCACGAAATTCAGCAGGTAAAGTTTCAATGAATTTGCGGGCCTTCCAAAACAAGGCCTTGGGGTCACCGGTACTGTCTACGTATTCTTCTTTACGTGAACCGAACCCAATCACCATCTCTTTATTGAACAGGCATAGCGTGGAACTCAGTCCGACTGATACCCAACTCAGACCCATTTCACGGCTTTTGTCAGTCAGTCCGTTCTCCATATTGCGCCGTCGATCCATTATCCAATGAACCCACTCTTCCTGTTTTGGGAACAGCAGAAATGGGATGGATACCGGCAACCCGTAGTCAAGATTGCGCGGGTCTGTAGTCATACCCCAATCGATAATGAACTGCGCTGGGTTATTGCGGTAGAACGCTCGCATGGCTGGCAGCAATTCAGGCTGTTGGCGTATGCGCTGTAGTCGCTCCATTCTCCACTCAAAAACCTGAGTGTAATCCGGGCTCTTGAAGTCAAACGGGAACGGTAACGGCACGGTGTTTCTCCATGGAAAGCCAAAACGAATTGATTACGATAATTAAATCGTACTTTTAATCGTACTTTTATTGACTTAATTAGATTTTAATCGTATTATCTAACCATCCAATACGGATAGCTCTTTAACAAAACGGGGAAATGATGGTCACGGTTCAGTGGACGACGAAAGCGCGTAAGCAGTTGCTTTCAATCGATACCAGATACCGGAAAGCCATTAGTGAGAAAGTTAACAAACTTGAAACCTTCCCAGCAGTGACACTGGATATAAAAAAGCTACACAGCATTGATAACCAGTACAGGCTGAGGGTTGGCGATTATAGAGTGATTTTCGAGCTCACTGACGGCGAACCTGTTATCTGTTCGATTAGAACGGTAAAGCGCAGAACATCAACAACGTACTAAGGCGGGGGAACCCGCCATTTTCCCCAGAAGTTCACACCGGAGTAAACGAAAATGACTATACAGATTATTCGTGATGGTGAGGGCAAACCACAATATGCCGTTATGCCTTACGACGAATACGAAAAGCTAGTTAACGCCAAGGATGCGTGGGAAGACGTACCCTACACGCCTTCAAAATACGATGAAGTAACAGTGCCAAACGCTGTTGTGTCAATTATGGTTGATCAGGATGTTTCTATCCTGGCAGCCTGGCGTATTTATCGTGGTATGTCTCAGTACGATGTCGCGGAAAAGCTGGGTACAACACAATCAACAGTTTCACAGTGGGAGGCATCCGACCGACCGCAGAAGCGCACACGCGAAAAACTGGCGGCGCTGTATGGCTGCACTCAGGAGCAACTGATCCCCTGAACAATGCCCCGTTTCGGCGGGGTTTATTCCATCATTTTACGGTAGGCCTCTGCAGCTTCATCCGGGGATAGGTTTGATATCTGCATCGGCCCCCCGTTCGCGCCGGTAACTTCATTTCTAATATTTTCTTTAAAAGCCTGAACAGCAATGTGCTTGCCGAGCAATTCAAGGTTACGAACTTTGTCAGGCCATTTAATTTTCTTTAGGATCCCGACCATTTCTTTACCTTCAAACAGTTCGGATACGTCGAAACCACTGATATAACGTCGCCAAACTTGCGGCCATTCACGAATAGGTTTGATACTCATGTCTTTATTAAATATATCCGCCGCGTCCATTTGGTCGATTTCTACGAGTCGTAGCAGGACGTAATTAGCATCAACCCCCAATTGATTAATTCGATCGTGCTTAAGTTCATTAATGCGTTGTTGTACCACCTCTTCTTTAAAGAGACGTTGGCCGCTGCTATATGCGGTTTTGGCGCTGTAACCCGCTCGTATAGCTGCCTGCGTGACGTTCAAATCGACAATATACTCACGGCAAAACAGCTCAGGTTTTGCTTTGAGCTTTGCCATATTTAACGGTTGCCTTATTTTGACAATGAAATGTCGCACGCCTATTAGGCCAGTGGCTTAGGTGATTACGAGTGGTTTTACTTATCTTGTCTGGTTGATTCTATTTGCCGAATGCTCGCCTTATCTGCGTTACACTTCTCTAACATCGTCAGTAAGTCTTCATTCAGTTCTACGCTTTGGCCCCATGTCATAGTGTTGGGGATATCTGGCGGCATGCAGTCAGAAAGTAGGCTGCTGGGGATCGGTACCGGAAGAACGGTTACGTATTTTGTCTGAATGCGCGCGCAGGCGCTCAACAGCGGCAACAGGAATAGAACGAGTAGCGCATTCGTCCGCACTGATATCTTTTTTAATTGCAGCAACGCGGACCTCACTATTATTTCTAATGTTGGTTTTTTCATGCTCGCTGGCCTTGGCGATATCGTTAAATAACTGAACTGTGCGGACCTGATTATTTAAAATTGATTGAGCCTTGTCTCTCTCATCCTTTATCGTTGCTACATCACTCTGAAGCGTTGTGGTTTGCCCTTGATAGTAAACAACGCCCACGAGCAATGCGGCTATTACAGCGATGAGTATTGCCGTTACCCGACTCACGACTGATATTCTTTGTGTGACAGTTGAAAATGAGGCCCGTCTTTTAGCGTCTTCCAGTCGCCGCCCCACTCGATAGAAACGCCAACGTCTTTGGCTGCCAGCTTGAATGCTGTCGCTATCTGCTCATAGTATTTCCATTCCCATGAACCGCTTGCTGCTGGGTAAGCAAATACGTCGATAGCGTGGCCGGTAATATGTCGGCTATTCATCGTCTGGCTGGCACCCTTGGCTACCAGCTCTTTTTGTCGCTCAACAGTTCGAAGCCCCTCAGTTACGCCGAAATCAACAATCGATAACTCCAGAGCGCGGCGAACGACTTGCACCAGTGCTGGGTTAACGCCTTTCAAGTTGTTTTCACTGCGCTGGCTGAAACGAAAATTATTGATTTTCATTGCTGCCCCCAGTCTTGCTGCCAACCATTCGTTTAAGTACAGATCCGATATAGTCAGTACCCATGTAGCCGATAAATACACTAAGTATTAATGTCCAGCCCGGCTCTACGCCGAACATCGTTAGTACGTCTTCAATAAACCAGGCAATGAGTGAGCACATTGCAGCATCAAGCATGACTTGCGTCCGCCCTCCACCCGCATACATGCCGCGCAGCGTTGCCATGATTGCAGCCAGCCCGGCGCTAATGAGTTCGCCGCGATGCTCTCCGATCCACGTAATGATCAGACTCCAAATATCCGGTGACCTGTGCATTTTCATATCCACCCCCCATCCGGGGAATCCTTTCCCGGCATTGTCGGGGGTTATAAATAGAAAAGGCCACGCATAAGCGCAGCCCTGAATAAGTGCCGGGATACCACTCACGCCCGGCGCGTGTTTCCAGCCGTCACCACAACCGCTAGGAAATACTGTCTGTTATGATATTATTTCGGTTAACCACAACTGCAAAATAAGATTAATCGCATGGATAGCATCGACCCACGCATAACTATTTTAGAATTTTTGAAAAATCTTCCTGAGACAATTAGAACTGAGGAATTGCTGTTTGTTCTTCTCTATGGCACCGGAAAAGCGTCACTTGAGGAAAGTGATAACTTCCTTCCCCTCGTTGAGCAATATCTAATGCAACTAGGATATACGGGTGTAGGTGCCGTCATATGCTCTATGGCAATAATTGATCGCCGCTTGTCTCAAGCCGCCGAAAAATTAGATCAGGCCGAAGTTAGTCTAAAATATCTCATTAGCCAAAAACCTGATTTTACTCAAGCTGGTCTTCTTGCTCTCCCGTTAAGGAAGAAACATTACGCTCTTGCCCTGGAGCGCTGGAAGAATTTGAAACAAGGTGTGCTAGCAGAGCATAATCTTCGGCGTTTTGAAGGTAATCCGCCAAACTGATCGCTGGGGATACTTTCAGAAAATCAATAATCATTGAAGATGGTAGCATTCTTCCTTCCCATTACTCAGTGATGCTCAAGCGAATGTGAAGCCGGTTACGGTTCCGGCGTCGATACCTACAATGTACCGACCGCATATCATTTAAATGCAAAAAGCCCCGGCGATTAACCGAGGCTTCTTTGTGCTTGCGGCACCGACTTAAGACAGATACGGCACCTTACCTACTTATCATTGCTCATTTGTTCAAAAGTGTCAACAATTTCTATGCAACTTTCTGAATTTTACCTACACGTTTGCGGCTGTTCATCGCAGATAGCAGCGGTTGGTAAATCATAACAATGCTGGCCACCATTCGAATAATCGCAAGACAACGCTCTACGCCCATCCCGCCGATAATGACGCCAACAATAAGAGCGTTTGATTCACTCATGCCGAACAGTTCCAGCGAATTAATAACGCCGAGGGATATCACTCCGCAAATACCACCGGCATAGAGACAATCTCGCCACGCCTTGCCGTCTTTTAGCGTTACGAGAGCGGCCAGGCAGATCGAAGCGCCGACACCGTAAATAGTGGGTGCGTTAATTTTTAGCCATAACAAAAGAGCCATACCGGAACCGGGTGGCAGGTTGTGATTTTCCATATCCCGACTCCGGGGTTAGATATAAAAAAGGCCACGCAATCGCGCAGCCCTCGAATAGCTGGAAAGGTAGATAAATTGTCGCTTTTTGGGGGTTTTTAACATAATGGACGTTACACGCACCGAGCGCATACCACTCATCAACCTAATGAATCGAAAGGCTTATTTGTCGGGGTTAACGGCGCAGAATGTTAGAAAGCTGATTGCATAAATGCTGCATAAAATGTGCTGTTTTTTGCATAGGATATTTAGGGGCTAAAGTGCCTGTTTTAAACACTCTCGTACTTTAGCATCAGCACACAAACAGAAAGACCCCGCACAATGGCGAGGCCTTAAAATGTTGAGGTCATAAATTTAACTTACAATCTTAGATGTTAGAAGATTAGCATAGGTTTTTGTGTACACGCAACTGGTTCCGGTTCCACCACTTCGGGATCCATCTCAAGCCGAATACCGAGCATAACCAGGCACCCGCCTAAAAACGCTTCCGAAGCCTGTAGCGACCTCCTCACAACGTTGATATCTATTTCCATCACGTCAGCGATTTGCCGCAGTGAGTGGCCCCCAATATAACGCTGCCCTAGGATCAGCAGACTGGCTTGCGGGAACACCGTGCTCATGTGCGCGATACAAGTATCGAGCGTAAGGCCGTCCTCATCCGTGCAACTGGGTTTCCCACTTGCTTGGGGAAGTTGCTGAGGCGCAACTGACATCGCAGGCCAATCCACCAGTGAACAATATTCCTCGCTCGCAGCCCACCGGCCCCACCGTTCAAATACAAGTTGCATATTTCTGCGCATAGTTTCAGACCTCAACATTTTTCAACATGATTTCAAAATTTAATCTGTAAATTAACCAGAGCGACCGCCGAGTTTGTCTAATTATTTGTCAGTCAGGATACCCACTATCGTATTGCTTTTGCGCTGTGCGATACGCATTTGAAACTCTTCCTGACAATTCGTGCAACTGAAATCAATGACTACCCCGTTGTTATTGACGTGAACGTCGTGGGTAGAGGTGTAATTACTCCCGCAGTGAGGGCAATTAACTTCATGGTTACCGTCGGTGTGCTGTTTTCCGTTCGAAATAATCATTTTTACTTCTCCATTTCGCTATTTAGACTTAGCCTTAAAAAGGTTGGATCCTGTATTTGACTATTATTTTCATTCAGTTAGCTAACTAGCTAACCTTTTCTAAAATTTTTTGCTCTTCGCATGTATGTGCGTGTGTACATGTAAGTATCTATTTATAGTTAGATAAGTTAGATAGGTTAGCTAACCCACTATTTTTATTCGTATTTATTTTAGCTAACCACGTCTACGAGGTTAGCTAAGGTTAGATACTCAACGTGCTAAAAATTACCAATTCGTTGTTAATCGCGTTTTTCCCAGTGATAAGGTTGCCCGGGTAACGAAAGTAAACGTTTCTTCTTGTAGCCAAGATCCTTCATAATCTTTGCAACTCGCATTTCGTCCCCTCGCTTGACCTGAGGGGCTTTAAAGCCGATGGCTTCTACTAACAGGTCTTTTGACGTCAAAGGCACCCGCTGGCCATTGGTAATACCTGAGGTATCACCAAGCTCTATGGCTTCGGTCTCAAGCCATTCAGAAATGCAGGATACCCAAACATCGTCTTTCACTTCGTAGTCGCTTAGTATCGTTTTGGCTAACGTTTCAGCACGTTCCCATGCAATGCCGTCTTGCTTAAATACGCGAACTGCCTCCGCCCAAAGCTGGTCACGCTCTGCTTCTATCTGTTTCGCGATATGTTTACCGTCGGTATCGTCGGGGATAGTCATAGGTAACCAACGCCTGTTACCCTCGGAATCGGTCAACGGCGTATCGGTATTTACCGTAGCGATGAAACCACAACGGCGAAGCAAGATGTCGTAGTGTTCACGGTAAAGACCCCGATTGCGGTCTGCACGGGTAGATATAGTGACACGAACAGCCCCTATACCGGCTTTATTCATACCTCGCATTTCACCCAATTCAATCACGTTATGCCCGCGCATCTCTCTTATCCGTTCGGCGGCGGGCTTCTCAAAATCGAGTTCCATATAATGCTCAGGCGTCGGGGCCATAGAACGGATCCCCTCAGACTTATTTTTACCTTGCTGGCTGACCAGAACAACCGCCATATCACCTTTTATGCCGGGTTCTAACGCCCTCCCCGCCAGCAAAGTCCACCAATAGCGTCCAACGGCCTTGGTATACGCTGACTGATCGATACGCCAATGTCTGCAAAAGAAGGTGTCGATACGCGGAGTACCGTCCCATTCAGGTAATTTACTAATCCAGTCCTTAAGAGAGTCATAGCGGTTCTCAAAAGCAATGAGCCTGACAGCGCGTTTGATCGCGGCTTCCTCAAACTTTTTGAAACCCAATTTTTGTTCTATGGTCGTATGGATCTTGGTGTAGTACTCGTCACGTAGTTGGACGTGGCTACCTTTGGGGGTAGTCAGGATAATATCGTTACGAAACTCATCAAGGCGGATCTGTACACCGCAGAGGTCAGGTCGCCGTAGCGCCATCAGCACATTAGTAATAGTGCCCTCAATCTGGTCAAATTTATCACGTTTAAACTTAGGCCAAGGAAGGTATTCCCCGCTAGCGCCCTCCGCTTCAACGATATCGAAGTCCGCAACTCGATAGCCGATCTTGTCGAGGAAGTCCTCTTGCGAACGGTGCTTACAGCCTTCATGCAGACAAATAATTTTGCCCTGCTCAAACCCCCCGGTACCGTCCAACATGTAGACAGTTGAGGTTTCACCGCTTGCCGAGGTGTGACCATCTTCAAAGGGGCAGATGATCGGCAGCTTAATACCGTCTATCAACTCACCCTTTGCATGGCCATTAGCAATGAGATACTCGGCTTTATCATCCGTACCTACAGCGCTGACTTTACTCGGGTCTCGTAGGATTGAGGGGGGGACCTCGGCGGGTACTGCGCGAAGCAATACACTATCGGCGTCAACAGCATCACCAGAAAAATAGACAACTTCGGCGCGCTCGTCAGGGCCAAACAATACTTGAGCGGCGTTGTAGACACGACTATCCCAATTCACGGAGTCTTCGGCTATCAGCTCGTAAGTATCCATAACATCCTGCTGAACAGTCGTGCTCAGACACAAAAGCTCTACAGGAGATAAAGGACGGGACACCGCCAGTACAACACGCCAGCGTTGCTCACTGTTTACCGTGGGGTGCATGTGACTGGCGGTGGTATAGGCAAAGCCCTGATAAGTGCTGAACAGTTCCCGCAGGATCTCCCACCCAGCCGCTGTAGTCCCGTCGATATCAAAACGGACAACGTGGCTAGCGCCAGCGTTAGCTTTGTTACGCCCCCCGGCGGGATCAAGCATTTCCACCCAAAAATAAGGCAGACGCGTTTTCTTCTGGTTAAGGATTTCTTTTGTATCGGTAGACAAAACGCCAATAGTTTTGCTGCCCCCTACTACCGCTGACGCGAAAGCCGTAAAGCTCTCGCACACTTTTGGGGTGGGCTTGTTATCTTTGGCGTGTCGCCCCGTTGAATAGCGAATTTCCATGGGCTACGCCTTTTGTTTTACCGGCGGAAACACCGAATCTAAAGTGCATTCAGCCCCTAATTTGTTCAAGGCAGAAACTATTTGCCGACATGAAACAAGATCAGGTGTCCTAACCCCTGATTCGTAGTTACCAATCCGAGATTGGTTCCAACCCAAAAAGCGGGCTAATTGCTGTTGAGTCATACCTATTTTTTTTCGTTCAAGGGATATTTTATTCATTGTGACACCTCCATTCACACACATTAAACACATAACGTGATTGAATGTAAACACAATACGTGAATGACAAGTAACACAATGCGTGATAGAAAGGTTCAAAATATGTGCAATATCAAAACGTAACGTGTTTAAGAGGTATTGAAAAATGGAAACCATCGGCCAAAGAATTAAAAGATTCAGAGAAGAGTTGAGTATTAGCCAGGCGGAATTAGCCCAAAGGTGCGGATGGCTATCCCAATCCCGAATAGGAAACTACGAAACCGACAGCCGTAAAGTGAGCGTAGAAGACGCTGTCGTACTGGCTAAGGCACTGAATGTTAACCCTGGCGAATTAATCCTAGGAACACCAGATAACGCAAGTTTCACAAGCGCGGGGGAAAGATACCTTCCTTTAGTCAGCTACGTTCAGGCAGGAACTTTCACCGAACCAGATAATTTGCTTTCTGCGGAGGGTGCTAAAGGGCACGTCATGTACGACGGCCCGATATCCGAAGTGGCCTTTGCTTTAAAGATAAAAGGCGACTCTATGGAGCCGGAATTTAAGGAAGGGGACACCATCATAATAGACCCGATGGTAGCACCTCACCCAGGGGAGTTCGTCATAGCTAAAAATGGGGATCATGAAGCAACATTCAAAAAATACCGTCTCAAAGCTAACGGTTCTTTCGAATTAGTGCCACTAAATCCGGACTATCCAACAATTGACTCCGATATACAACCGGTAAAAATTATCGGAACTATGATAGAGCATCGTATCCATCGCCGTAAAAGATAATCACTTCAAAAAGAACCGCCTTCTTTTCGATAGCCCGCCTCGCGCGGGTTTTTTATTACCCAAACAAAAATAAAACACAATATGTGTTGACACGAGCAATCACATTTTGTGATGATTGAGCCAACACATATTGTGATTATAAATAAACTACACCGGCAGGAAGCTGAACAAGAAAACGCATTGAGTGAGCGACGCAATCACTCCCACCCACGCTAAGAGCGTGACCGAGTGGAAATGTTCTTTAAGGAAAAAGTGTTTTTACCCTGCCGCTGTCCATTTGAGGCGGTAGGCATAAAACCACCGAGGAATAACAGCCATGAATTCCCTTAAAAAGATGCAACACCGGTACCGCTTAACAGGTGCCGATTTTAGTCAACATCCGTCCCCGTCTGGCGTTCTGTACCCGCTTTGTCTTCTGTGCGTCGCCCTATTCCTCTTCTATTTAGCGAGATAATCCTATGAGCCTTGAAACGAACCTTGAACTAAACAACAAACTGGTTGCAGAACAAAACACGTTACTAACGCAGCTTCTGGTGGCGATGGCAGCCGGCAAACCGGCTTTTACCCCTGACACTAAGCCGGTACCAAAAGCGAAAACCGTTGGCGCGGATGTCAGCAACACAACTTTCGAGCCGATTGACTTTGAAACGCTGGATTACCAGCTGGTAGCCTGTCTGGCTGTGCTGTTCGGCAGCGAAGCCGAAACACTGACAGAAGAACGGTTAACGCAAGCTCATGCGCTAATCAATTCGGATGAAGAAACCATCCCCGCGGCCAAAGCATCCGCGCTGCATGAAGCGATGGCCGAGCACGTACAACGCACCAAGATGTACCGCAAGGCTTACTTTGATATTGCCCTGCATGTGCTCAACCTGTGGGATCAGTTGGATGGCGCTACCGCGCGAAGTGAGTTCATCGAAAAGCTGATAGTAGAACCCCACGACAAACGCGCAGCGGTTAAGCCTAAGGCGGAGAAAAAGACCAAAAAAGAAACCACCACACCTGAGCCGGAAAACGATACCGAAGCCCTGTTCAAAAAAGCCGAAGGGCGGATTTTGCAGCTGGCAAAAGGTGGCTATCGCAGTGAAGCAGTAGCGATTCTGGACAAATTTGGTGCTAAAAAGCTGGGGCAAGTCCCCGCTGACAAATTACCGGAAGCTATCGCACTGGCTGAAAAAGCGTTGGAGGGCTAACCATGCCGGAACAACATGCAAGATTGTCTCCGTCTGGTGCACATCGGTGGATGCGCTGTAGCGGAAGCCTCGCGTTAGAAGCGGGGATAAAAGATACCGGTTCGCCATTTGCGGTGGAAGGTACCGCCGCCCATGCGCTGGCCGAATGTGTTTTGCGTAATTTGCAAGACAATACCCTTGTAGGTCAAGAGCTTGTAGGCGGTCAGACTGCAGATAGTTATATCGGCACTTACCCTTTAGCCCACCCGAGCAAAACCGGGGCAGGCCCGCAGGTTACGCCTGATATGGCCACTGCCGTGCAGACCTATGTCGATACTGTTTGGGCGCTGTCGCAGGGTAACGAACTGCTGATAGAGCAACGTGTCGATTTCTCCGAAATCGTCGGCGTACCAGATCAGTTCGGTACCGCCGATGCGATTGTCTTTGCGGGTGATGAGTTACAACTTCACGATCTTAAGTTCGGCATGGGCGTACCTGTCAGCGCCGTAGAAAACGAGCAATTGCAACTCTACGCTCTCGGCGCATTAGACCAATTCGCCATGCTGTACGACTTCACTAGCGTACGGCTTTTCATTCACATGCCACGCCTTAATTTTGTATCTGAGTGGGTGATATCAGTCGATGATTTGGCCGCTTTCGGTGAACGCGCCCGCGTTGCGGCGGCGGATAGCATCATCGCTATCAATATTGCCGAATGCGATGGCGTGGATTCGCTACCGGCCGATTCATTTACACCGGGCGACAAACAATGCCGTTTCTGTAAAGCCAAAGCAACCTGCAATGCAGGGGAACAACATAGTTTAAACCTTGTTGCCAATGACTTTGTAGACCTCACCGACGCCCTTGAACCACAGCTATCAGGCGCAAAAGAACGCATAACCCACTGTGACAACGCCCACCTCGGTGAACTACTCGGCCAACTGGATTTAGTCGAAGGCTGGTGCAAAGCGGTGCGCGAACGTGCCAACAGCGAGTTAAACGCGGGCCATCCGGTACCAGGCTACAAACTGGTTATCGGTAAGCAAGGCAACCGGGCATGGAGCAGCGAAGAAACAGCCGAAACCACCCTAAGCGCGATGCGCCTCAAGAAAGAGGAAATGTACAACTTCAAGCTAATCAGCCCGACGCAGGCAGAAAAGCTGCTTAAGAAAGAAAGCCCGCGACGCTGGACGAAGCTGGAAGCGCTTATCTCACGTGCCGATGGCAAACCCACTATCGCACCGGAAGCAGACCCCCGTCCAGCGCATATCGTCAACCCTGAAAACGATTTTGAAAACGTGGATGAAACCGAGTCCGCCGAATCCCTCATTTAAAGGTACCTACTCATGAAAGTTAAATTAGCTAACGTCCGTTTGGCCTTCCCCGACCTGTTCGAAGCAACGCAAGTTAACGGCCAAGGCGACCATAAATTCCGCGCCACGTTCCTGTTAACACCGGATCACCCCGCCAATAAAGACATCGAAGCGGCAATTAAAAAGGTAGCTACCGATAAGTGGGGAGCCAGAGCCGAAGCGGTATTGAAAACGATTGTAGGCAACCCAATGCGCTACAACTACCGCTCTGGTGACGAGAAAGCCGACTATGACGGCTATCCGGGCAACATGTATATCGCCGCCGGCAACAAGGCCCGTCCGTTAGTTCTTGACCGCGATAAATCCCCACTGACCGCAGCCGATGGCCGCCCCTACTCCGGCTGCTTTGTTAACGCCACTATCACCATTTTTGCCTATGACAATCAGGGCAAGGGTATCTCTGCCTCTCTTGGCGGCGTCCAGTTCTTCAAAGATGGCGACGCCTTCGCCGCCGGCGGTATCGATTCCGAAGATGATTTCGACGAAATCACCGAAGGCGCTGACGCTGAATCATTGATCTAATCCCTATGCCCTGCTTAATGCAGGGCTTTACCTCCCTGCAGGAGTATCGCCAATGCTAACCACCACCCCCTTTAACCAAAATCTGGTGCATCTGAATAAAGGCACCTTAAACGATGAGTTAACGGAACACCTAGCCGAACTAGTCAAAGCCGTTCGCGAAACAGGTAAAGCCGGTTCCCTTACGCTGACCTTGAAAATCAGCATGTTCAACAAGGCAAATGAGGATGTCGTAAAAATCTCGCCTGTTGTGGCCTGCAAATTGCCAGAGGGCGAACGCGCCGAAACCATCATGTGGACTACCGCCGATGGCGATTTGTTGCGTAATGATCCGGCTCAGAGCTTCACAGAATTGAAGCAAGTGGAAGGCATCGACAGCCGGCGCCGAACGCTACCAGAACAGGAAACCGCGCCGCTTCGCAAGGTTCAGTAGTACACCATCACCCTGGCAAATGCTGGGGTTCTTTTTATCAGGTAGAAGGAAAGAACAATGACCGAAGTTAATTCGTTACTGGCACTCACCACCGCGCAAACAGTTTTGGAAGTGGCGGACAATCCGCTGGTACAGGTACCAGAGGGCTACCGCGTTCAGGATTTGGAAGATTACTTACCCGCGCCTCGCCGTATGCGTCAGCGAGTTGTTTTGCTGTCTGCTGCGAGCTTTATCGCTTACTGCGTCCGTTTTGCTAATACTGGCACCACTATTCTAGCAAACAGCGAAAGCAACAGTTTACAAGCGGTTATTGACCATGCGGTGACCTCGGCGGCACCAACGTGGAACGACCACCGCGCCCACTACCGTTGTGAATTGTCCAAAGCGTGGAAGATTTGGCAGAAGTACGATGGCCAAACACTTAGCCAGGAACAGTTTGCCGAACTGCTGGAAGACCGTGCCGCCGACGTTGTTAACCCAACCGGTGCGGAATTGCTGGAAATCGCTACCAAGTTCCAAGTTATCCGTAAAGCGGTCTTCGGTTCCGCTATGCGTCTGGCTACTGGCGAATTCCAGTTCAACTACAGCGATGAGAATGAGAAAGGCACCATCGAAGTACCGGAACTTATCACTCTCGGTCTGGCCCCGTTCCACAACGGTGAAAGCTACGAAGTGCAAGCCCGCCTCCGTTATCGCCTGCGTGAGGGAAAATTAACCTTTACTTTCAAACTGGTTAACCCTGAGCGTGTGGTTGAAGATGCCTTTAACTCCATCGTCGAGAAAGTCAAAGAAGGCGTATCGGTAGCCCACGTTCTAGACGGTTATCCCATTGATTAAACTAGTAATCTAGCCCATCCCCGCCCTGTGCGGGGGTGTTTTGACGAGCGGGCGTTGTGCCTGCTGTTCAAAGCACATCAATAGAAGGCTACTTTTATGCCCCAAATACTCTGGCTAGACCTAGAAACCTACAGCGAAACCCCTATCCGAAACGGTACCCATGCCTACGCTGCTAATGCGGAGATAATGCTTATTGCATGGGCTATCGACGACGGCCCTGTCAGTGTGCACGAATTTACAGAACCCAAGAATTTACCTGTGCCGCTGTGCACTGCGTTGCGTGATGGCGAGACGCTAGTCTACGCCCACAACAGCCAATTCGACCGCACGGTACTACGCACACATTTAAAAAGTTACAAATGGCCGAACGTAGCCGCAAGGGATGTTACCCGCTGGCGCGATACTATGGTTAAAGCATTGGCCCACGGCCTGCCAGGTTCACTGTCTGATTTGTGCGATATTCTCGGGGTAGCACAGGACAAAGCCAAGGACAAAGCAGGCAAGGCGCTGATCCAGTTGTTCTGTAAACCACGCGCTAAAAACTCTGCTATCCGCCGCGCTACCAAGCAAACCCACCCTGAAGAATGGAAACGGTTTATTGATTACGCGGGCCTTGATATCGAGGCGATGCGCGAAATTGATAAGAAACTGCCCGTCTGGAATTACCAGAGTAATGAGTTGGCACTCTGGCACTTTGATCAGCGCATTAATGACCGTGGTGTACAGATGGACACCGTGCTAGCGGAAGCCGCGGTATCTGCCGTCGAGATAGAGCAAAAACGGTTAGCCGTGCGCACACAGGATTTAACCGATAACGAGGTACAGGCGGCAACACAGCGCGACGTCTTGCTTAAACATATTGTTGAAGCCTTTGGCGTCACGCTGCCGGATATGCAGGCCAGCACGATACAACGGCGGGTTAGCGACCCTGATTTGCCGATTGAACTGCGCGAACTGCTGGCGATACGTTTACAGGCCAGCACCACCAGTACCAGCAAATACAAGACATTACTCAAAGGTGTGAGCAAAGACGGGCGCTTACGCGGCACTTTGCAATTCTGCGGGGCCAGCCGCACTGGACGTTGGGCGGGCCGCTTATTTCAACCGCAAAACCTCCCCCGCCCTGTTCTGGGTCAGGAAACCATAGACACCGGTATCGAAGCGTTAAAAGCCGGATGTGCCGATCTGCTATTCGATAACGTCATGGAGTTAATCAGTTCAGCCCTGCGCGGTTGCATTGTCGCTCCCGAGGGTAAAAAGCTGGTTGTCTCTGACCTTTCCAACATCGAGGGCCGCGCACTGGTCTGGCTATCGGGAGAAGAGTGGAAGCTACAGGCATTCCGTGATTACGATGCAGGGACCGGTCATGACTTGTATATGTTGGCCTACGCTCGGGCATTCAACATATCACCGGATAATGTCGATAAGATCCAGCGCCAAATCGGTAAAGTGATGGAATTGGGGCTAGGGTTCGGCGGTGGCGTGGCCGCGTTCCTGACCTTCGCCCTTGTGTATGGGCTTGATTTGGATGGACTGGCAAAAGCGGCGTTACCAAATGTTCCCGCATCAATACAGCGCGAGGCGCAAAGCTGGTATAAAGCCTCGGTAAAACAGAAACGAACCTACGGCCTTTCGGAACAGGTATTTATCGCCTGTGATTCATTAAAAAGGATGTGGCGAAATGCACACCCAAAAACGGTTTCTTTCTGGTACGAAATAGAGGACACCGTACGCCGTGCCATTGCCGCACCTCGCCAGACGTTTACCTGCCGTAAGTTGAAGATCCGCCGCGACGGTAGTTGGTTACGTATTCAACTGCCCTCTGGCCGTGCCGTTTGCTACCCCGGTATTCGTATCGACGAGGGCAAAATCAGCTATATGGGCATCAACTCATACAGCCGCAAATGGCAACGCCTGAAAACCTACGGCGGTAAGCTGACGGAAAACGTTACCCAGGCAGCAGCCCGCGATGTGATGGCAAACAACATGCCGTTAATCGAGACCAGCGGCTACGAAATTACGCTGACTGTTCACGATGAAGTATTAACCGAAGCGCCCGATACCGAGCAATTCACCTCCGATAAATTAAGCGAACTTCTCGCCACAAATCCCGAATGGGCTTTAGACCTGCCGCTCTCTGCTGGCGGGTTCGAGGCTTATCACTACCGTAAGGAATAGTGCTATGTCATTTAAAAATCATGACAGCCCGCTCTACTATCGGGCTGCGCGCGAGGCTGCGCAAATTGAACGCGAAGGCGATTACCGGCGGGCCGCCAAGGTCTGGACAAAAGCCGCTCGCACTTCACGTAATCCCCTCAATCAGGAGTGGAGCGAAAACCGCTCCGATTTTTGCATCATGCAGATTGCTCGTGAGAAATTCAAAGAAGGTGCAGCTAATGTCCTACATCCGTGAAGACTCGATAGAGGCTCATCTCGTCAAAGAGGTGAAGAAAGCCGGGGGAATAGCCTACAAATTCATTTCACCCGGCCGCCGTTCGGTGCCGGATCGATTGGTGCTTCTGCCCGGTGGCAATGTGATTTTTGTTGAATGCAAAGCGCCGGGCGAAAAACCTACCGCCGCCCAGCTTAGGGAGCATGAAAAAATACGTGCGTTAGGTTTCGCAGTGTGGGTATTGGATAGTAAAGATCTGGAGGGGACATTGTGAAAAAATCGGATGAATATTTGCAATTTAAATTAAGGCTGCCCCGTGAACTTGCTGAGCAGTTAAAACGAGCAGCGGAAAAAAATATGCGTTCTATTAACGCTGAGGTCTTGTTTATTTTAAAGAACAGAAATTAATTTTATTCAGGTTTATCCTCAAGTGTAATGCTAATTTTGAGTTTAGAGTTTAAGGTTTTTAGCATTTCACTATTTTCATTTAAGGCTTTCGCCACAGCGATCAATGTAGCGGAGCTAACAACCCCTATATCCCCGTTAGGTATTAGCCAAGTCTTGCTCGAAGTTTCAAGAAAGTTTTCACCCTCAAGGCTTTCATTAAGACGGTGCAATACTTCGGCATTCATCGAACGCTTGTTATTTAAAGCAGCATTCTCCAATTTTTCTTTCATTTCCGCAGGAATGCGAATCTTCATCTGGTGGTCTGCACGACTCATAACGCTACACCTCATAAATTAACGTAACGCAATTATGCACCACGGTGGTATTGACATCAATAAACCACCGTGGTTTACTTATTTCGAAATATAAACCACGGTGGTTTATCTTAATGAGTGTGCATTATGGCGATCAAAATTACGCAGTTGCATCATATTGATATTTTTAACTATATCGCGGAGTTTTTGGAAACAGCAAAACTTCTCGGCTCGTTGGAAACAGGGAATCAGTTGGCTTTTGAACTTATCGATTTTGCACAGAAAGCCGCTCAGGAGGCAGCACATGCGAATAAAGATGGAGGGTCTTGAAATGAAAAACGCGTCGGTAGCAGCAACTACCGACGCGTCTAAAAAACCTAACGGAGATACAACAATGAATACTTTAGCACTGGCAAACAGTACTAAGCAAATTGCAATGACCCACAAAGAGATCGCGGACTTGGTTAACAAGCGCCCAGACAACGTGAAACGAACCATAGAAACACTGGCGGAAAGCGGCGTCATCCAGCTTCCTCAAATTGAGGTTTGTGGGAGAATCAACGGGTTAGGTAAAGAACAAAAAGAAAGCGTATACCTTTTCAAGGGTGAACAAGGCCGGCGAGATAGCATTGTTGTGGTTGCTCAGCTCTGCCCCGAGTTTACCGCTCGTCTTGTTGACCGCTGGCAACAGCTAGAATCACAGGTATCCTCTCCGTTCATTGACCCTATGACCGCACTCAACGATCCCGCTACTATGCGTGGTCTGCTGCTTGGGTACACCGAGAAAGTCCTTACCCTGCAAAATCAAGTGCAGGAAATGAAACCTGACGTTGACGCGCTACACCGTATTGCCAAATCTGATGGCGGTACCTGCATATCCACCGCAGCCAAGGATCTGCAAATCCGCCCTAAAGACCTCTTCACTTACCTGAGTGCCAATGGCTGGATCTATCGCCGAGTCGGTGGCAAAAGTTGGCTAGCCTACCAAAGTAAGATCCAGGCTAGTCTACTGGAGCATAAAGTTACGGTAATCACACGTGGAGATGGCTCCGAGAAAACTGTCGAGCAGGTTCTTGTGACTCCGAAGGGACTGACCAGGCTATCCCAGCTAATGAACCAGCAGGCTGCATAAGATAGCCAGCCCTGCCAAGTGCGGGGCTTTTTACAGGAATAACAGTGTGCGAAAGAAATTTATCCCCCACGAATACCAAAACCAAATAATCCTTCACGAAATAGACGCCCCCCGCTCAAATGTTTGGGCCGGTATGGGAATGGGTAAAACCGTCGCAACGCTTACTAGCCTTGAAGATCTGTTTATGTCTGGCAGTGAAACCCAACCGACGTTAGTTCTCGCACCTTTGCGGGTTGCTCGGTCTACGTGGCCAGATGAAGTGGATAAGTGGGATCACCTGCGCAATATCGAAATGCAACCGGTGGTCGGTACCGCGCAGGAACGTTTAGCTGCGCTGCGTAACCCTAACGCCAGCGTGTTCACCACCAATTACGATAATCTCGTTTGGCTGATAGAAGCCCTCAACGGTGAATGGCCGTTTGGTACCGTTATCGCCGATGAAAGTACCCGGCTGAAATCCTTTCGCCTGCGCAAAGGCGGGAAGCGTGCGGCGGCACTGGCAAAAGTTGCGCACAGATCAGGCCGTTGGGTGAATCTCTCCGGTACCCCTGCGCCAAATGGCTTACAGGATTTGTGGGGGCAAGCGTGGTTTCTGGATAAAGGCCAGCGGCTAGGCCGAACATTCAGCGCTTTCACTGATCGCTGGTTTAACCGCATCCCGATCGGCACTACCGGTTTTAATAAAATCGAACCACGAGAGTGCGCACAGCAGCAAATGCAAGACGCCCTGCGCGACGTCACTATCTCCCTTAATGCCGCCGATTGGTTCGACATTGACGAGCCGATACATAGCGTGGTGCGCGTTGGCCTTAGTCCTAAAGCCCGCAGCCAGTACAAAGAAATGGAAAAGGAGATGTTTTTGCAAATTGGCGACCACGGTATCGAAGCCATGAACGCAGCGTCTAAAACAATGAAGTGTTTACAGCTTGCCAGTGGCGCTATCTATACCGATGAGGCGGGCAACTGGACGGAGATACATGACGCCAAGCTGCAAGCGTTGGAAAGCATCATCACCGAGGCCAGCGGTATGCCTGTTCTCGTCGCTTACCATTTCAAAAGCGACTTAGCCCGCCTGTTAAAAGCCTTTCCCAAAGGTCGCCACCTGGACGCAGACCCACAGACGCAGCGAGATTGGAACGCAGGATTAATACCCGTGCTATTCGCCCACCCCGCCAGCGCAGGCCACGGCCTTAATTTGCAGGACGGCGGCAACATTCTGGCGTTCTTCTCCCACTGGTGGGATCTGGAACAGTATCAGCAAATCATTGAGCGTATAGGCCCCACACGGCAAGCACAGGCAGGCCACAAACGCCCGGTATGGATTTACCACATCATCGCCGAGGACACGGTAGACGAGCTGGTAAAAGAACGGCGGGATTCAAAACGCGAAGTACAAGACATCTTACTTGAGGCCATGAAAAAGAGGGGCTTACGATGATTAACGAGACGAAAACCACGAATCCCGACTGGCTCACCCCCGAGCAGACTTGCATACTGCTGGGAGGTATTACGACAAAAACCTTACGTGATTGGAATATTAATCATCGACACAGGGCGATATTGGCACCCATTCGATTCACTCATAAATTGGTTCGCTATGAGCGCTGTAATGTTATCGCATTCATCGATAAGTGTAAGAGCAAGTATTAACTCAGTCTCTTACGAATTAAAGCAACCTGTGTAAGTATGCTGGCCTCATGTGATTCAAAGGCCAGCCGTTTTAAAGCCATTTCTTCATGAAGGATTTCATCTGAAAAATCGTAATGCTCACCCATCGGATCCGCTCCCTTGTCAGAATGATGCATACAGAGCTGGCTTATCTCTCTTGTATCTGAGCGGGAATAACCACGAGAACGCATCTGGGCAATGATATTGCTCTTCAAGAACTTACGACACATCGTGTTAAACGCCCCCTCTCGGCCCTTAACGGTGCCATCATGAATCACCCCCTTCACTGCATTCTCTGGGCTATACGTTTTAATCAGCTTATCCAATGAGCGCTTTGCGAACGGTTTCATCAAATCGCGGGGCTGAAGAAAAACATACTCTTTATTGTAATTATCAACAGACCTTCCCCACCCCAGTTGCTCTTCAAGTATTCGTTTTATTTCATTCGTCACTGGCAGTCTAAATTCTTTCTGGGTTTTCATTGCCCCCCGCATGCCCGTCACACCAGCGGGATAAATAATTTCAGCAAGATCGCTATCAACATAATCCCAGCGTAGATTTGAAACATTGATTGGACGGACCCCTGTCAGGATCATGAACCGCATAGCGTTCTTCTGGTGAACTGATGCACAAGAGGCAATATTTATCCAAAGTTTGGCGATGGACTCAATATCTGTAAATAGCCGGGTAGCGGTTGGCTTTTGGACTCTTGATGAAATGTAATCATCAGGAATGCTGGCGGCAATATTCTTTCCACAGCTATAGAGTGGGGATGAATACTTCCAAAATCGACGCATTTCAGCAAATAGTTCAATAGCCTGATTGCTACTTTTGGTGGCAATCCAATCATCAAGAATGTCAGTGAGTCGATGATAAGTGATGCCACTGAATACTTCGCGATCACTAAAGGCCATAGAAACGTTTTTGGTTCTTGTGAGGTAGGTTCTATAACTATCCTCTCCCAATCGATGCCGGCTCACTTTCAAAGCTAAATCAGCTTCGTAGGCTCTTATAACGCTGTGAACCGAGTCGGAAGTCAACCCACCCTCAGATAAATCCTTTGCTTTCTCTCTTGCCACCTGAATTGCCATTTCTGGCCACTCACCAAGCTTTTTGCCTTTGAGTGCCATCTTTTTTGGGAACTCGGCATAGAATGTAACCTTTCCCGCCTTACTGAAATCGATACGAAGAAAATTCTCTTTTTCGTACTTAGAACGCCGTGGCTGAACAACCTGGGAGAGTATTACTTTTGCCGCAGTAACACAGATCTTCATGTGCGAGCTTGTATACGGAGGCTTGCAAGCCTCCCACCTCGCTAGAGCGGTTAAAAAACCATCATTATTGGGGGTTGCGAGCTTTTGTGTTACATTGCGAACCATCGAAACTCCTTGGTATGAAACCCGCCAAACCCCAAGCTCACACATGCGGGTATTTTAATGACAAAAAACGGCTTGTGTTGCGGTTTTGTGTTACTAACTTAGGTTTCTCAATGTATATTATACTGTACAAACATACAATATGTTCGCAATTGTACGGAATAAAAAACACCATTAACTGCATGATTTAAAAAGATTAAAAAGGTAAGTTACTGAAATGGCTTTATTGATTACTAAACGCTGTATCAACTGCGATATGTGCGAACCGGAATGCCCGAATGAGGCAATCTCCATGGGTGCAGAAATCTATCAAATTGATCCGATGCGCTGTACTGAGTGTGTAGGTCATTACGAAACGCCAACCTGTCAGCTGGTCTGCCCTATTGATAATACGATTTCTGCCGACCCTGCTTGGGTTGAGACTAACGAGCAGTTGTGGGATAAGTTTGTTCAGCTACACCATGCCGATCGTCTGTAA